TCCACAACCTGCGCTGGGAAACGGGTGGCTGGCATAATATCGACCCGCTGAAAATAAAACATTCTCTTCGGGTTCCAGGCGAGGACAAGGAGTGGCTCCCGAAAATCTCAATCATCTACCACCACCCGGCCGCTGGTGACGACACCTACATTGCCTCCGTCCCTTATGACGACAGCGCAATCTACCTGCTTACCGTCATCATTGCTAACGAAACAATCTACTGGGACTACGGCGATGTCTTCACCGAGAGACTGTCCTCCGACATCCGGATCACGCATTTCGGCAATGTTTTGATCGTAATGGACAACACAAACCGACAGGTTGTGCATTACTACCTCAATGGCGACACCTACAAGGAATTTCAAATTCCCCGGCCTCCCGTCGTGCGGCAGTCCACCATTCTGGGACTGGAAGGATATGGAGGAGTAGATTCTTCCAACAAGCCGATTACGTGCACCGGCATTGCAAAATACAAGACGAACGAAGTGAAGAACGGGGTCCCCTTTTACAATGTCTCGACGGGGTTGTTCTACATTTCGCAAATCAGTGCGGAATATTTCTGGGGTGAAATATGCTTTTTCGCAGCATTCCAGATGGCCGACGGCTCTCTCGTATCACCATCGGCCCTCGTCATCGCCGCATCTGAACCGTTCGCCGCAGGGGAGCAATATCGCAAATACATTAATTTATCCTTGAAAAAGACGATTCAGCTAGGCGTGTTGTATACCGAAAGCGTAGATAATGAAACAATCGTCAAAGTCAAGACTGCAAGCGGGGACGGAGACTGTACCCCTTTTACTTTCTGGATACGTCCCTATATCACTATCACGATTCCCGACAACCTCGACACGGATCTCATCAAAAGCATCATCATCTATTCCACGCGAATAAACCCTATATGGGACAGCGAGAAACTCAACCGGCTAAATGCCGGCATAACAATCGGCAATAGCAAGATCCATGAATACTGGGCCGACAACCGCCTCCCCGAGCAGCCCTTCTACTTCGTCAAATCAATTCCCATCGATGACTTCACCGACAGCGAGTACAGCATGTATCTCGATGCTGACCTGCTTAAAGACATCGAACAGAACGGCGCCTACAAGCCCGTCGATGCCCATTCGCTCTTTTACGATGTAGCCAAAGAGTACAACTCCCGGCTGCATATCGGGGGAAATGCCGAGCTACGTCTCTTCGAAGGTTTCGGGGATGCCTTTTTTCCCGTCTCCACAAATCCTCCTCAATATAATATCATCACCAACATACGTATCGACAATACCGACTACCGCACCACGGCGGCCGCAACGCTGCCGCTCAACAGTTACACTACGTTCGTTCCGAATAAAATACTCTCTTATCCCGATTACCGGGCAACATTCATGTATGCACCGGTTTTAGAAGAGATCCACACAGCACCTTATAAAATAGACTTGCAACCCGCCCAAACAAACAATTTCGCTTGGGCGACATGCGGGGACGACAGCGAACTGTACGACAACAAGACCTATCGTTACGTGAAATATTCCTCGGTCATATTCAAAGGCATGAAACCCACTAGCCAGACAATCCATGCGACCGCCACCTTTGTCCCCCAGCGCAACAAACTCCGCGTTTCGGCTGCCAACAACCCGTTCTCGTTTCCGCTGGCCAATTCCTATGCCATCGGCACAGACAGCAACCGCATCCTGGGTGTAAACTCCGCGGCGATCGAAATGTCCGATGCCAAGTTCGGCGAGTTTCCGCTCTACGTCTTTACCGACGAGGGCATCTTCACGCTCCAGTCCGGCAGCGGCGATATACTGTATTCGGCGACGATCCCGCTCAACTACGACCGGATCGTCAACCCCGAAACGCTCGCCGTCAATCACAACGTACTCTACGTTACGGCGCGGGGTATCATGGCGATGTTTTCCAACGAGAGCCGCCTGATCTCCGAACCGCTGAACGACCTGCACAATACACCGCCACTCGACTACCTGCGCACGGCGAGGCTATACTACCAGCCGGCCCATAACGAGGTGATCGTTTGGAATCCCGCCCAAGCCATCGGGCGGGCCGCTGCGGGAACCCGCGCCTATGTCTACTCGCTCGACGGAAGCTATTGGTCCACGCGCGACTTTTACGGAGCAAAACTCAACACCAACGAACTGTTCGTCCGCCTGGCTCCCGGTCATATCCAGCTCCTCAACCTCGACGAGGAGGAGGCATGGCCCGACCAGCCCGTCCGGATCCGCCTGGTCACACGTCCGCTCAAATTCGGCTCCACGGAGTACAAACGACTCGAAAGCATGATCCTCCGCCTTCACACTCCCAAAACCTATCCGATGCAGCTCATTGTCGAAGGGAGCACAGATTTGAAAACATGGACCACCATGCGGAACACGGACCTCTCTGCCGCTGACCGCGACATCCTGCTGCGCCGGTTTCCATACTCCATGTGTTACCTGCGTGTTACCTTCGAAGCTGCGGTCAGTTCCCGGCTCGAATTTACGCAGTTCGACATGGAGTACTACTTGCGCTTCCTGCACCGTCTGCGCTGACAACGTGCTACTGCACACAAAAGAGGGGGTATTGCACAAATTACTGCACAATACCCCCTCTTTTGCGACCTTCACTCTACTATGTAGAGTGGCTTGCGTTGTGCACTCGATGTTTCGGGGATGCACATTGCACGCTTTCCTTCGATTTCAGACCGTTTCCCGCCAAATCATCCCCACGTCCAGCGAGGTGTCCATCCGCTCCGAATAACGCCCCGAAACGGCCAGTAACTGCACCTTCTCCCCGTCGTCGTAAACAACCTCCATGTAACGCTTGTCGTAAAGCGAATAGAGGCCCGTGATCCATCCCTCCCGGACGTCGCCCCGGTGATCGGGATAGCTCGCCACCCGTGCGCCCACAGCGGCCAGCCCTTCGTCGTATGTCACCCAGCCACCCATCACGCACACACCTCCTTTTCCCGCGTTGCGGCGTCGATCTCCGCCGCGGGAACCGACTGCCGCATCGCCTCCATCATCCGGCCGACCCCGGCGGCGAACATCATTTCGCATAGCTCCCGGGCAATAGCCCGGAACATTTCGCGCGTCACCCCGGCGGGCGGCACAAGTTCCATTTTCTTTTCCAGGTATGCCCCGATCTTCGGCCGTTCATCCCGCAACAGCGTCCCGACATCTATTGTAATTCGTCTGTATTCCATCTTTTACGTGTTTCATGGTTCATTGTTCATCGTCCGGCACTTCTCCCGAGTGCTCCCGGCAAAATCCGATCGACCGAATATCCGGTCCCCGTTCGTCCTCGAATACAATCACGACGACCTCTCCTTCCGTCCTGCACCCCACGAGCCTGCATCCATCCGGCACACCCACCCGCAGTTCATATTCTTTATCCGATTTTTTCATCCAAAATGCGCTTTACCGTGCTTTCTTTCCACCCTCGATTGTTATTGAATCCCCAACGACGGACAACCGGATTCTCCGTTTCCACCGGTTCCCAAATCGAATCCACCTGCACGTTTTTGGTATGACCGCAGCGTGAACAGGTTTCGTATTTCGTCATTATGATCCGTTCTTTTTTTGTCGTTTTATCGACACCCAGGAGTGCGCTGTAACGATCCCGATAATCATGCCCGCATACGTGGCAAATCAGTTTTTCAAACATATCTTTATGTTGTTTTCGATCTTATTCTTCATTCGAAACCGGACTATCTCCACACACCTCGTCGTCCGCATCTGCCGGCCATTGGTGAAACCCGCACCATCCCGCATCAATCCCGCCCTCGAACCACTCGAAGAGCGGACACTCCCCGCACACCCTATTTTCGTACATGGTCGCCGGGGTTATCCTCCAACATCGAACAATCGACATAGATATTGCCTATTTTCGTATGGTTCCGGCACAACGTCAGCACATGCGAGTTGTAGGCGTTGTCCATATCGTAATCGGGTTTCCCCTTGCGCAAATACCCTTTCCCGGCGGTGTATAGCAACTGCCGGTAGGTCCCTTTATCGCAAACGTACAGATTATCCTCACAGCCCCGACACCATATGCTTTCTTCATAAACAGCGAATATGTCGCCGTCGAAAACATCCATATACCCCGACTGCCCGCATGAAATCTTCTCCACGAAATCCAGCGCCGCAACGATCTCGCACCCCTGCCGGAGAATCCCGGCGTATGCAATTACCTGTGACGCTTCGTTGAAATCCACCTCAACGACCTGCAACTCTCCACCTTCGGACCGACGATAATAAATCTGCTTGCGGACCGGTGTCGTGTGCTGTTTGACGTGGTACGGAATTGCCTCGTTGAGCCCGATCAGCCGGACGATCTCTCCCGCCTTGTCGATAAGGTCGTTGAGCACGGCATGAAAATCCGGATTGTGAATAGCCACCGGAAACCGGTTGAACAACCCCCAATAGTGTTCGATCCGGCTTTTCTCGAAGCCGTACAAATGTTCGAAATAGTAGAAAAACCGCTCCCGCGACAGCGGGTGCTTGTAGTCGATAATATCGGCTATCTGTTGTAAAGTAAAGGTCCTCATTGTCTGTTTTATTTTATGTACTCGAATGATGCAATGTCGCCGAAATAAAACCCAGTCAAAGATTTTCCGTTCACCGATTCGCAGGCTATCAGATTCGTTTCATAATCCATATATCCGATGATCGTATCTCCTTTCCGGCTTATAAACTCTGCTTTTCGGTTGAACTGAATGTATTTCGCAGGATTTTTGTAGAAATCGTCGTTATCATAAATCGGTGTCATTCTTTCTTGGAATTTTCTATCGTTGCAATCTCGTCAGCCATTTCGGTTGATATGGGCATTATGTTTCCATGAATCTCGTAATAATCGAAACAAGATGCAGCAATCAACAATCGAGCGGAAGCCGCCGGCTGCTTCCCATAACCACTACCGCAATGATACGGTCGACAATAAATTCCGGACGGTTCCACGTAAATTTCAAAATCATACATAGCACAATAAGAATTTTCCCCGGATTTGTAATGCGGTATATCGGGATATAAGTCTAATTGATCTTGATAACTGACCTCGCTCCCATCCGGGCGGATCACCCGGAAATTATTCCGGTTCCAATAGGGATGTCCCCCTTGTCGAATAAGTTTTACGATTCTCATTCCCCGTTCAGTTTTTGTTCGAATTTTTCCAGAACAGCCCCCGCATAGTTGACCGCCCCGATTACGAAATATCCGTCCGTCGCCTCTTTGAACGCGGCCACGGCCCTGCCGCGCAGCTCCTGCGACGCCCTGCGCAGGTCGGTTATCACCTTCTGCTGAATCTTCTCCCGCTCCAATGCCTCGTCGAGCACCCGTTTGTAACGGGCAATCTCGGCCGATTCTTCGTGCTCCCGGGTGAACATCTGTCCGTCCCCGGCCAACAGCCATAATTTGTCGATCTGCGGGAATTTGGCACAAATCCGCTCCGCCACGTCGAGCGAAATGCCATTGTTGCCCCGTTTGATCTGATAAAGGTTTTCACCCCGTGCAAGGCCGATATACCGTGCAAACCCGTTCGTGGACATCTTCGCCCACCCGATCACCGCCTCGATCCGCTGCCAGCAATCCATATCCGTATTTTTCGCTTTCATACTTTTCGCTTTACAGTTCAAAATTTCGGTGCATCTTTGGTTTCCCGCCTCAACGTCCGTATCGCCCGGTCTATGGCATCTCCGATAATCGTGGGGTTCGGCTGTTTTCCCCGGCCGCCCCGCCGCCATTTCTGAAAATGATGCAGGATGCGGACAGCCTGAACCTCGTCCGGCTTGTCGTCCTGAAAACTGCACATTTCCCCGCAATGCTGTATATTCCGGGTAATGATACATTGCCCGTAGCCGTCTATGCCTTCATTCTTCAGAAAAGCACACTCGCCGCACTTACAGTACTTTTTCATCTTTCTCCAGTTCTTCGATCAGGGCGTCGGCGAATGCGCAAGCCTTATCTGCAACCCCATCTTCGGCGATAGAGGCATCCATATCCAATGCAGACACAATCCCTTGCATTGCCTGCCCGGCATACACCCGCCGCCAGTACTCGCGGTCAGTATTTAAGTTTTGCTTAATAGTTGGATCGACTATTTCGCGCTTGTCCTCAATATAATACTCTCCCCTCTCCAGCTTCTCCAGATAGTCGTCGTCTCGCATCATCAGGTCTCTATCATCTGTGGTCGAACAAAACCTACGACCATCGGTCGTATATGATTCCACAAACTCACTCCCGTCGTTATTTCTGCATAGCCCTACAATAGGATATAGGGAATCAATACGGTCGAAGTATATAATGCGAACGTCCATTACACACTTTGTGCACACCGCCGCACCTCGCTTGGCGGCCTCCAAATCGAAATTCTTCATGCTCTATTCTGTTTTTAAGTTTCTCATAACGGCTTATACATCCACACGAAGGCCGGGTCATCATAATCGGCATAATCTTTATATCCACGGCGTTTATACCAATCGTGCATCCATGCAGACTTATCGGCCCATAAAGCGCATGAATCACAGCCTAACCCACGAGCAATATTCTCCAACGTGGTCAATAGTTCATTTCCATAGCCTTTTCGTCGTTCACTCGGGTCTACCTCCACGTTTTTGAACGCGACGACGGATTGTCCTCTATGTCGGTATATGACCGCTTTACAGCAACCGTGCAGGGCTACGTGCAATTCCAAGTCAAGCATGTTTTTCATCCTTTGCAATTTTCACATTCTCGTCCGACCCGATGATCCCCCGGCGGCGCAGGCGCTTGATGAAGTTCTTCATGTTCAACGCCTGTTCGTAGTAGCAGTCCTTTTCGACCTTCACGTCCGATTTGACATGGTGAATAACCGTATCCGTATCAGGATCGTATTGGCGTGTTATCTCGGTTCGCATTTCGGCTTTCGAAGCCTCCCGCGTAGTCGCATTGAACTTGTAAAGAGTGTGGCCGGGGACCTTCGTCAGCCGACCGATCAGTTTATATTCGTTCTGTTTCTTCTCGACGGCTTCGATCTGCGCCTTGCAAATCTTCTCGTTCGTGAGGCCGCCATGTGGGGTTAGAATATCCATAGCTCTATTCGTGAATCTCGCGCCAGCCGATGACTTGCTCATCCGATATTTCCCATTCTTCGGAATCGGCGTACCACCACCCCTCGTCACCCCGGTCTGCTAACGCATAACCTCTTCCGAAGTTGAGTTTTACTAACACAACCTTTTCAATAGGCGGCAACTCCTCTTTCGGGTCATGCCAACGGGTCAACTCCTCACGCTCGGATTTTGCCCCAGCAAGATATGCCTGTATCAAATCCTCGCAGTAAATATCCTGTTCGTCGCTTGTGTCCATGTACAGCGACATTCCATTCCGGGCATACTCCCGGGCTTTCTCAAGCGTTCCCATGTTTCAAGTTCTTTAAAGTCTTTCAAACTGTTTAAAGTTTTTTCGCATACTTGGCAAGAAAACGGCCGGCTCGATGGTAGCCTGTATCAACTTTGAGCGTCGCATCGCAACCCACGCGGCCATATCCCCAAACAGTTCCGTGGGTCCATCCCGATTTTGATTCCACAAGGCTACCAATCGGAAAATCTTTTTTGACCTGCTCCAAATTTTCAGCATACACCTGATCCTCGTATATTTCGACGATCTTTTTGGCGGCGCAATATTGCTCTTTCGTTATCATATTTATTTCAGTTTTGCGAGATTTTGCGAGAATCTCGCTAT